TTTCAAAAATTGTATGGCACCAACGAAGAACCTTTGTACATGACCTGGAGAGTTGATGAAGGACAAAAAGCCACCGACAATGCCGGTACAATCGTTGCTATCAAAGGCGAAACGCGCAATAGGCCAGTGTTTTACACACCTTAAAAAGTACTGTCCTATTTTATGATTGGTGGTTAGGTAATATTTGTACTGTGAAATAATTTTTTCAGTGCAATGAAAGCCAACACGCTTAGTCTTTTAAATTCTCCTTGGATGATTACCGATGCCGGTAAAAATTCTCTTTATCCTGAATTGCTTTCTTTATTGAAAGGCAAAGAACCGGTTAAAGGCGAAAACAAAATCCCGGCAGTGTTCATGTCATTGGATGATGATACTGAAACTATTGACATTCCTGAAACTTCTTCAAACTCACAGTACATTTCTGTACTATCTATAAAATCTCCTTTATTTAAGTATGATCAGTATTGTGGTCCGGTTGGAACCCGAACCATGACACGTGTCTTAAAAGAATGGGAAGCCAATGACAGCATTGTTGGTGTTGTACTTGATATTGATTGTCCGGGTGGACAAGTATCGGGATTGGCTGAGTTTGCTAAATTCATTAATAATTACTCCAAACCTATTGTGGCCTATACTGATGGTATGGTGGCCTCGGCTGCGTTTTATATTGCTGCCGCTTGCAAAGGCGGATTTATAGCTAATGAGTTTTCGGATTTCATTGGTTCTATTGGTACGATGTTACACTATGTAGATTTTGATACCTATTTACAAAAAGAAGGTGTAACAGTTGAGGATATTTATGCCACCGGATCAATCAGAAAGAACGAAGAAGTTCGTGCTATGAAGAAAGATGGCAGTCAGAACTTGATTGTTACCAAAATACTTGATCCTTACCGTGACCAATTTGTAAGCGATATGAACGCCTACAGACCTGGAATGAACTCCGAAGTATTTGACGGTGCCGTTTACAAACCACAAGAAGCCATTGAGCTTGGATTGTTGGACCAAATAGGCACGTTACAAGATGCTTTTGATAAAGTGGTTTCACTTTCGCAAAGCACTACCCAACCCACAAATTCTAATACTAATATTAATACTATGTCAACAACAAAAAAACTTCCAAGAGTGGAAGCTGTTTTGGGTTTAGAAGCTCCATTAGCCATCTCGGAAAATGGAACGTTTTTGAATGAAGAGCAGCTTGACACCGTAGAAGGTCATTTGGAATCATTGGAAACCCAAAATACCAACTTGACCACACAACTGACAGAAGCTAATACAGCGCATCAAAGTGCTATAGCTGAGACAGAAAGACAACTTACCGGAGCTACCGACAGCTTAACCGCTGCTGAAGCTTCTGTTGATGCTACGTTAGCCGCTGCAGGTTTACCTGTTGCCGGAACGCTAACTGAAAAACTTACTGCTTTAAATACTTATGCTGCTGAACAAGGAGCAAAAGACGGAGCAGCTCACACGAAACCTGTAGTTGATGCTTCAGCAGATACTGGAAAATCTTTTGATTTTGTTGATGCCCAAGCTTCTCACAATCAAATTGCTAACTCTATAAAATAAAGAACATGTCAACAATTAGCGTACAAGACGTTCAAAAAGAGCTTAATGAATATATTAAGTCGAACACTGATGTGGTAGCTGCCGGCGTTTATGCCGATGAAATTACCATTAATAAGTACTGTAAAACCCTTACTGCTATCAAAGGTAAGTATCCGCAGTTTCACAGTATTTTAACTAGAGTTGTCCAAGGCTTTAAAGCCGAATGGCAAGAATTGGGCGAAGCTCAGTTTAAACAAAAAATGATGCAGAATTACCATCAAAAGGTAAACTATCCTGTTATTCCATCTGAAATTTTGAATTCATGGTTGGCAGAACTTTACACTGAAGGTAAAACTGCCGCTGATCATCCAATTTCAAAATACATCATGGATGACTTGATGTTGAAAGTGATTGATGATTTGGAAGATTTATCACAATTGGGTGAATACGATGCCGACCATTTTGATGGTGAATTCGGAAACTCAATTGATGGTATTGCAAAACAAGTAGAGAATGCTTTGGCAAACACTACTCATCCGGCTTACAGAATTCCTTTGACTGCCATCACTCCTGAGAATATTCTTGATGAAATCAAGAAATTCGAAAAAGGTTTACCAAAGAAAACTCGTAGAAAATGCAAACAAATCTTCATGAGTGACACTCAAATGTTGGAGTTTGCTGACCAATACGAGCAAACATATGGCACGAAAGTGACATACAAAGATGATGATACCATCAAAACTCCATTGACAAAAATGGAAATTGTTGGATTGCCTTTCATCCCGGACAGTTTGATTTTTACAACCGTTCCAGGAAACATGGTTCGTTTAATTGACATTTTCGACAAACCGGCTGTAACCGATATTCAGGTATTGGATTACAAATTGAAAGTGTTCATGGAATTCTGGTTGGGTTACGATTTCTTAATTAACCAATTGCTTTATGTAGCTGTTTATGACGGTGGAGCAAAAGGATTGAGAAATTCAGCTCAAATGAAATTGTACTACGGTGCAGAAGACCATTCAATTGATTCTGAGTAAATAAAATACTTCCTGCTTAGGCAGGAAGTTTTCATTAATTTTTAAAAACATAGATCATGCAATTAGAAAATATAGGCTCAGAGGTTTGTGAACCAATCGGTGGAACCGGTGTTACCCTTTATTGGGGTTTGCTTGGTGATTTTGAAACACTTCAAGAAGTGAAGTCTATTTGTGGCGAATCAGAAGGTGCAGCGGCTAACTTTACCGAGTTGGCAGAAATCACCACAAGCCACGTATTGAAAGCCGGGAAGAAATTACGCAAAGTAGTCTTCACGACTGAAACCGGTTCGATTGTGACTACACAAATCGGAGAAAAAGGCAGACGCTTGTTTGAAAACAGTTTTGTGATTGAGGTTCCGGGTTCTGAAGCCAACTTGCTTGGTTTCTCTCGTTACATCAAAAATCAAAAATTGATTGTTTTCATTGAAGAAGCAGGTTCAGGAAGAGTAAGACAATTGGGGAACAAAAGAGTTCCGGCTTGGGTTGACACTCAAGAAGGTGGATTGGAAGCTGCAATTGAAGGCAAAAACGCCATAACTTACACTTTTAAGGACAAAGCGATGGGCCACGCACCAATTTACTCAGGTAACTTGGATAGCTTAGTGGCAACCGATTCAGAATAATATTTTGGTAGGTTATAGATTAGGTTGAAAAACCGTTGCAGTGATGTAACGGTTTTTTTATATCTTTGAGTGTCGAAAAATTGAAAGTATCATGAAAACACTTCCCATTACATTACAGCAGGAGTTCGTAAACCGCAAGGAACGACGGTTGACTATCTTTTGATACTTTCACCGGACAACTCCTGCTACAATATAACTGTCAAAAGAAAGTATCATGTATGATTATCAAGAACAAGTAAAAGCGTTCCTGCAGGAACATTTTACACCGGCTAGTGCCGAGACCGCCAATGTAAAGATGACCACCGGTTCAATCCTGGAGTTTCTTTTTAAGACTTTCCCAAAGGATTGCATTTCTGATTATGAGTTGAATGATATCCTGAATCAATTAAAGTTTGAACGTGGTACTTTTATGGAAGTTGATTACAATGATAAAGAGCAATTGGTTAGCGGTTGGTTCTTATTTAATGAAACTATGGCACAGGCTTTATTGAAGACTAAACAAGTAGAAAGCGAATAATCAACCTATAGGTTTATTTTTTAGCCACCCAATCGGGTGGTTTTTTATTGTCCTACTTTTTAATTTTTACACTTTCCATATTTGTACTATCAATTTGCATTTATGGATATCCTGTATATACTTGGAAAAGGTTCGCCGTTTAACAATGAAGAGTTACGTTACTCTTTACGCTCTTTAGCACGTTATGGTAGTAATATTGGGAAAGTTGTATTGATAGGTTCAAGACCTGATTTTCTTGATTATTCAAAAATAGAACATCATTCTTTTATAGAAACCGGTGTTAAGGAATATCGAATTGCTTCAAAAATTATGCACGCTTGTGCTATTGGAGCTGTTAAAGGGGATTTTCTTTTTTGCAATGATGATTTCTTTTTTACACGACCATTTGACTGCAACAATTTTCCTAATTACTACCAAGGCTGTTTGCATCATGGTGATTCAATTGCTACTGCTTATCAAGATCATTTGCGATTGACTCGAGATTACTTATTGAGTCAAGGCACAACAGCCAATCATTTTGACATGCACTGCCCTATTATTTACAACAGTGAAAAGTTTTTGGCTTTGGCTCCGGCTTGGGAATATTCAAAAAACAGTATTGGGATGGTTGTTAAGTCTGTTTATGCTAATATGTACCGTGTTCCAGGAAAGATTTATCGTGATGTAAAGTTAAAAGAATTGATATCTGAAACCGATTACCAACGAATTAAATCAGTTGAGTGCTTCAGTATTTATGATCAGGCATGGAGCCGAGGTGTTAAAAGCTATTTAGAACAAAACTTTACCGAAAAATCACCGTGGGAACTATGAAGCCATTAATCAACATATTAATCCGCCACACTGCCGGAAGAGAAGAAAGTTATTATAAAGCCCTGGATAGTATTGCCAAGCAGACTTATAAAAACGTTCGTGTGGTGGTGGGTTATGACTTTAGCAGTTCGCACTTTGCTATTCCGGGTGATGTGTTTGATGTTTTTTTGAAAGCCGATAAATCACTTGGACCATTTTTTTACAACGATTATTGCAATGCCTTAAAAAAGCACGTGAGTGAAGGGTGGTTTTTCTTTTTGGATGATGATGATTATTTGGCCAATGAAACGGTTTTGGAAGAATTATCGAAACATTTTGATGATGATTATCATGCAATTGTGTGCCAAATGAGCCGAGCCAATGGCAAAGTAAAACCCAACGATGATTTGATTAAATCAGGAAGCATTGAAAGCGGAAGGATAGGATTACCGTGTTTGATTTTAAGAAGCAGCTTAAGAGGTTGGGGAGATATCGAACCAGTTGAAAATGGGGATTATTTATGGATTAAGCATATTACCGAAATAGTACCAACAAAATTTATTAAACACGTGGTGGTTCATTCGCCACAAAGAAACTTTGGAAGATGAGACTATCAATCCTGGTGTGTAGCACCCAAAACCGTTACAACAACTTTTTGTTGAAAATATTGGATCAACTGTTTTCCCAGTGCGCTGCTTTGCCACTGCATTTGCATTGCGAGGTGGAAGTGATTACGGTCATTGATAACAAATGCCGAATGCTTGGCACCAAACGCAACGATTTGCTAAACATGGCACAAGGTGATTATGTGGTTTTTGTGGATGATGATGACCGTGTGAGTGATGATTATGTTCAGGAGTTATTGGATGCCGTGACTGTTGGTGCTGATGTCATTACGTTTGAAGTAGAAGTTTCTTTGAACGGAAACGAACCAAAGCCGTGTTATTATGACATGCGCTATAAATCAGATTATAATTTGCCGGATAGTTACCACCGATTGCCGAACCACATCATGGCTGTGAAGCGCGAATTGGCATTGGCCACCAAATACCAAGACATTTTGAAAGGTGAAGATGCGGACTATAGTAAGCGATTGGCACCATTATTAAGAACTCAACACATCATTGAAAAAGTATTGTATTACTACGATTATAGCGATGTGACCACCGAAACGCAACAGAAACTTAAAAGAAGATAAAATGAAAAGTATAAAAATTTCAATTCGAATCGTGCTGCTTTTTGCAGCAATAATGGTTTTCTCTTTTATTGGGGAATATCTACATGATTTTTTTGGTGATTGGAAATGTCAAGGAAGTATTGAAAGAGTAACAGACAGTTATTCTTACAAAGGATGCAATTATGGTGATTTTGGTTTTCATGATCCTAGTTGGCATTGGGGATATCGACATTGGATTTTCTTTTTAATGGGATTCTGTCTTTCAATAGTTCAGGCAGTTGGAATTATTAATTTAATTAATAAAAAAGATGCTTGATGTAGTTATTTTATCGAATGCCAAAACCTTAGAGTTGAGCAGAATTACAGCCAATTGTATTGACAGTTTGTTGGCTTCTAATAGTGCAAAAAATATTTTTGTTGTAGAGCAAAACCAAGGTATTGACTGGAGCGAAGGACATGATAATATCCGGAATATTTATTTGGATATGCCTTTCAATTACAATCAGTTTGCCAATATTGCGGTTAAGCATTGCCGAAGTGAATGGATTTGCATTGCCAACAACGATTTGATTTTTCATGAAGATTGGTTCCGCGAAGTCTATAAAGCCAATTATCCTATTTGTTCTCCACGATGCCCGGATGATAAACGCCAACAAAACATTACCAAAAACGAAATTGGGGAACAAGTTGGCCGTCATTTATCGGGTTGGTGCTTTGTTATTAAGCGTTCGCTTTGGGAAGAAATTCGAGGTTTTGATGAAGACTTCTCTTTTTGGTGTGCAGATAACAGTTTGATGGAACAACTATTGGCGATTGGTATTAAGCCAATGGTTTTAAAGAATTCGATTGTAAAACATTTGGGCAGTAAAACATTGGTAACGATGGAAAACCGCGAAGAACTCACTCGCGACCAGGTGAAGAAATTCAATAAAAAATACAATAAAAACTTATTCGGATGGGGAACTTAGTCGAAGAATGGATTGCTGCCGGTTGCGATTATGCTTCGGGAGTTGCTTTGTATAATCAAATCGGGAAAAACAAACTCCTGAAGAATAACTTTGCCCGAAATAAAAGCATTGCCAACCAAAAGAAGTTGGACTATGAATTGCGAAAGTTTCTTTCGGTTAAAGCCAAACCAATAGTTGAAAAAGTTGCCAATATTGCCCAAAGTATCAATGTAGAAGCCATTGTTGAGCATCAAGTGCAGCAATACGAAAGCAAGCAAACCGAATTGATTAAGCAATTGCCTGAAGAATTACTTCCGGTTTTATTTCGTGCCAATCTTTTATTTAGAGAAAGCTGCATTTTAAAGCTTCAGTTGAATAATATGCCTGATGAAGCCGAAAGTGAATCTTTAAAAATTCAGTTGCAAATTGATGATAAACTGAAAGAAAACCGATTGTGTTGGAAGCAGATTGATCACTATTTAGAGCATAAACAGTTGCCAAAAATTGCCAAGTCACAATTTGACAACTTAACGCCTGCCGAGTTGGTAAAGCGCCAACAGTATCACTTTCAGAATATTTCGAAATTAAAAAAGAGAATTACTGAAAACCGTAATCTTTTGTCAACTACAGATTCTGTGAGTGTAAAAGCGCGCCTGGAACGCACTTTGGCCAAGCAGGAAAGCGATTTGTTGGCAAAGGAAAATGAATTACAAACTTTAACGAATTTGGTTAATGGAAAATAATATAAAAGTTCCACCATTAGAGTGGTACAATGAAAAACGAAAAGTAAAGGATTTAGTTCCGTTTGAATTCAATCCGAGAAAGCTGACTGAGGAAAAAAAGCAGCTGCTTATCAATAGTATTGAAAAATTCAACCTTGCGGAAGTTCCTGCCATTAACCTGGATAATGTAATTATTGCCGGGCATCAAAGAATTAAGGTCTTGATGGAAATTGGCCGCGGTGAAGAAGATATTGATGTTCGCGTTCCGAATAGGCTTTTGACTGAAAAGGAATTCAAGGAATACAACATTATATCGAACGTTCCGGTCGGTTTTTGGGATGTGGATGTTTTGGAAGAACATTTTCAGGATATCGACCTGGAAGCTTTGGGATTGTTTGCAGATGATATTCAGGTGCCATTGGAATTGATGGAAGAAGGCGATAATGAAACGGAAACCAATTTTGAGCCGATTCCACCGAAAGAAACGATTTCGAAGTTTGGCGATGTTTATACTTTGAAGTCGATTGATAAAGACTTGGAGCATCGATTGGTTTGTGGTGATAGTACAGAACTTGAGTATTATTTAAGTCTTGGAAGCACTGCTGATTTAGTTATGACTGATCCACCATACAATGTAAATGTGGAAGGTGGAACTTCTGAGAAGTTGACCATTGCCAATGATAACATGAAAAGCGATGATTTTTATCTGTTCTTAAGAAAGTTTTATGCAAATTCATTTACTATTTCTAAACCCGGCGCTCCGATTTATGTTTTCCATGCCGATACTGAAGGCGTAAACTTTAGAAAGGCATTAACTGATGCCCGTTTTAAATTATCGCAGTGTTTGATTTGGTTAAAGAATTCGATTGTAATGTCGCGACAAGATTACCACTGGAAGCACGAACCTTGTTTGTATAGCGAAAAACCAATGGATCAGGAAGAAGAAGTGACTGAGCACGAACCTATTCTTTATGGATGGAAAACCGGTGCAGCACATCCTTGGCACGGTGACAGAAAGCAATCTACTATTTTAGAATTCAAACGACCATACCGAAGCGCCGAGCACCCAACAATGAAGCCTATTGAAATGATTGTTTACCTGATTAAAAATAGCAGTAAGCAAAAAGAGATTGTGCTTGATCCTTTTGGTGGTTCCGGCACTACTTTGATTGCCTGCGAAAAAAGTTGGCGAAATGCTCGCGTGATTGAATTGGGCGAAAACTATGTGGATGTTCATGTCAAGCGATATATGATGTATATGGAAGAAAACGGTCTTTCGTTTGAGATTTACAAAAATGGTCAACTTTTGACCAAAGATGAACTGGATAAATACCTGGAATAATGGCAAAGCAAATCATTCCTGTTAAACCGGACCGTGATACTACGTTTGAAAGTATTATGGCTTACCACCTGAACCCGGAGAAGTACAAACTTTCGGAAAAGCAGGAAGAAATTCGCAAACGTTGGGCGGAAGTCTTGACTTTGCGATTAAATTACTATTCCAGGATTCAGGTTGCTAATAAGCTGATTGAAGACCACGGAATATCTTTGGCACAGGCTTATATTGACATTCGGAACTCGGAATTGCTTTATGGTAATGTTTTAAAAGCAGACCGTGAAGGCACCAGGGCGATTTTGTTTGAATATGCGCATAAATACTACCAACGCGCTGTGCAGAAGAATGATTTAAAGGCTCAGGGCAAAGCATTGGATTTGATGGCTGAATTTGGCGGATTGAAAGAAATGGACAATCCGGAGTTTAATCCTGAGAAGTTGGAAAACAAAGAAATCAAAATCGTTATGGATCCTAAGCTTCAAAAGATGCTTTTTGAAATGGTGAGTAAAGGAGTGGCTGATTTCAATAGTTTAAACGTGACCGATGTGTCTTTTGAAGATGTAAAATAATGGTAGTAGTAAAAGACATACAACTGACAATTCCGCAGCTTTGCGCAAAGTTGGCACCGCAAAAAAAGAAGCATTATGAATGGGGCCGTGGTTCCGGAAAGTCAACCGCTTTAGGTGGTGATATGCGTGAAATGGTGGTGCAGATGCCTAGAGCATCATTTGCTTTGGTAGGCGCTACTTATAGTCAGATACTTTCGCGCACGCTTCCTAGTACTATTGAAGGATTGGAAATGTATAACATCTTTCAGGATGTGGACTATGTGGTTGGAAGAAGTGGAAAGAAGAATGGATTTGCGATGCCGTTCCAACCACCAAACCAATGGAACAATGTGATTCATTTTAGTAATGGTGCTATATTTCAGTTGGTTTCTTTGGATAATCCAAACACTGGCCGTGGTTTAAATGCTTACGGTGTTATTGGTGATGAGGCAGCTTTATTAGATCCTGAGAAGTTATACAACAACGTTAAAACTACCAACCGTGCAAAAAAGGCTATATTTGAAAAGGCTTCAATGCTTGGTGCTGAGATATATGCCAGCTCCACTCCTATTACCAAAAAAGGCAGATGGTTTATTGAGGTGGAAGATTTAGCTAAGCAGCACCCGGATATGTATTACTTCAGTAAGGCTAATGCATTTAGCAATCCACACATTAGAAAGGAGTGGTTCCTAGAGATGAAGAACGAAGCGCCGAGTCAGATGTTCTATGAAGCTGAGATATTAAACATAAGACCAAAGGAGATTGCCAATGGTTTTTATGCTAATCTAATCCCTGAGAAGCATTACTATACTGACTACAATAACAGCTACTTGGAGACTGTTGGAGTAGTGGCAAAGCAGGAACACTTTACCTGCAACCAAGACAATGATGTGGAACGCAATAAGCCGTTGATAGTATCATTGGACTTTGGTGTGTTCAACTGTTGTGTTGTATCACAACTGCAGGAGCATGAGTATAAGGTGTTGAACTCCTTTCACGTTAAGTCACCAAAGCTATTGGATGATCTATTCATTGAACAGTTCATCCCTTACTACTATCCACACCTGGAGAAGGTAATCTATTTATATGGTGGCCACGATGGTAACAACCGTTTACCTAATAGCAGCAAGACTTTGTTCCAACAGGTGGAAGACTTACTAAGGGAACATGGTTGGTCCGTTCACCTTATGACACGTGGTGCCGCTGCTACCCACTATGATAAGTACTTACTCATCAATGCAATGCTTAAAGGTCATGGTAAGCTTCCGGTAATCCGAATCAATGAACATAACAATCAGGATTTGATTGTGTCATTGGAGCGTGCCGAGGCGCGTGAGTCTATCAATGGCAATGGTGTTGAGAAGAACAAATCATCCGAGCGAAACCAATCTATACTACAGCAACATGCGACACACATGTCGGATGCTTTTGACATTCCATTGCTATCTATGTTCAATGATAAGTTCAAAGGAACAAATTCGTTTTTATCTGAATTTTCGATTACAACCAAGTGATTTTCATATTTCCTGAAAATTCTTTTTTGGAAAGTGAAAAAATTTTAAGGGACAGGCGTGCCAAAACGTTTAAAAATATTTTTCATAAAACAAAAAAATAGTATAAAATATTGATTTTTAGATTTTTAAATCAAAAAAAAATAGAATTCAGCATCTTAAATCCCTGATTTTCATTTAAAAATTACTGTCCTATTTTTTGACCACTCGATTATTCAATTTTGAGGTATGAATAGTCAAGTAGTTTTTTTAAAGGAAGCCGTTAAGATTATTGGCCTTAGAGACAGAGAAGGAAAACCTTTTCCGTTTGATTTGCGTTACCGCACTTTCAATTCTCAAACTAAACAAGGCGGGAAAATGGTTGATTACAAAGGCGCAAAGTATTTACCGGATGCCAATCCAAACGCTTTACCATCACTTGCACCCGAAGCCGTTTTCGCTCGAGACAAATCTTCACGCAACCCGAACCACTTCGACAACAGAACCCGAAACATCGAACTGCCATCAGGCGAAATAAAAAAAATCCGCATTGACTTCATCATTGAAATCAACGGCAATAAGGTCATTTACTAATGGGAAATAGCAACACACAATTTATTGGAGACATCGCAATATCAAAACACAAAGGTGTTGGTGCTGTCTATAACTTCAAGAACAGCGTTGACAAAAACACCAACACTGTGACCACCGTAAAAGTCGAAGTCAAAGACAAAACCGGTGAAATTGCTTCCTGGGGTAAAAACAACAAATACCCACAAGAAATTGTGGAAGCCATGTCACAATCAGGCTCCGGTTCTGCTGCCTTGCGTTTTTTACGCAAAGCACACTACGGCGGTGGGATAATTCTATTTGATGATGAACCAACCGAAGACGGAAAAAAAGCCATCAAACTAATCCAACCGTCTTCCAATCCTGAAATCGATGCGTTTTTCAAAAAATCGCAAATCAAAAAGTACCAAAAAGAAATCATTGCCGACCTAGAGTGGTTCGCTATTTGTTTTCCGGAGTACATTCTTTCAGACAACTTTGAAAAAATCAACCGCGTTAAAAGACAAAAATCCGCCTGGTGCCGCTTTGAAGTTGCCAATCCTGAAAACGGATTAATCGAAAAGGTTTACATCTCACAAAAATTTGGTCGCGAAACCGCCACAGTTGGTTCCGAGTTTGTTTCCGAAGTGCCACACATTGATCCTTACTGGTCTGTGGAAGAAGTAAAAGCTTTCTGCAAAGAAAACAACATCAAAAAATTCATCCGCCCTGTATTTTATCCGCTTATCGATGAAGGTTACTATCCATCACCGGCTTGGCATTCTATTATAAAAAATGGTTGGTTAGAAGTAGCCAATTCGGTTCCGGCTTTGAAAAAAGCCATGTTTAAAAACCAAATCACAATCAAATACCAAATCGAAATAGACGAACGCTACTTCGAAACCAAATACGCTCCGAACTGGAAAGAAAAGAAAGTCGAAGACCGAATCCAAATCCGAGAAGAACTTATCAATTCTATCAACGAATCTCTTTCAGGAAACGATAAAGCCGGCACTTCTATTCAATCTATGATGTTTGTAGATGAAAAAGGTCAACAAACATCAGCCATAAAGATAACTGCCATCGATGACAAACTCAAAGACGGCTCCTATCTACCCGAAGCCGAAGCTGCCAACTCCGAAGTCCTTTTTGCCTTTGGTGTAGATCCTTCACTTATTGGTGCCGGAATCCCGGGTGGAAAACTCGGAGCAGGTTCCGGTTCTGATAAGCGCGTGGCATTCGATATCCACCAGGCTTTAAGCAAAACCGACCGCGAGTTCTCACTCGAAACCCTAGAGTTTGTTTTCGATTACAACGCTTGGACTCCTAAAATTGGAATCCAAGACACCGTGATCACCACTTTAGATAAAAACCCAACAGGAACCCAAACCGCAACACAATGATATTTTCAAACACAGCCGATTTACAGCAGTACGTTACGGTAAACGATAGATTCAATTTTGAACGTTTTCAGCCTTATGTTACTAAGGCAGTAAACTCATTCACCAATCGTTACGTTGGTAAACTTCACGTTGAACTTGAACAAGCAGAAAGCGGTGATGATTCCATAAAAAACGAAGCGCGCGAACACCTCAAAGCTGCCTTGGCAAACTTTGCCATGTTTCTTTATTTGCCATACATGCAAGTGCAAATGGAAAGCACAGGCATCAACGTAGCTCAAAACGAAAACCGTAAATCAGCCGAGTGGTGGCAAGTAAACGACATCCGCCGCGATTATTTGCGTGCCGGTCACGAAGCAATGGATTTACTGTTGGAAGTCCTGGAGAAAAACTCCGAGTTGTTTACAGACTATGCCACCAACTACAGCTCACAATACAAAGAACTCCTGGTAAAAAATGCCGATGAGTTCGACCGTTGGTATAACATTTTCCGTAGCCGCCAAACTTATTTGGCTATTGTTCCGGCTATGCGAATGATTGAAACCCAAATCTTTAAAAACAGCATCGCTGATGACTTTCTTAAAGATTTAAAGTCTTTCAATCCCGATGATTCTCATACCGAAGAACAAGCTGCAGCAATCGAAGCCAAGGCTAAAATAAAAGACTATCTGCAGCAAGCGGTGGTTTCTTTTACCATTGCCAAGATATACCACGAAGGGATGTTTCATTTTGATGCCAGTGGCGTAAAATTAAAATTCGATGTATTGCCTAATGAAAAAGTGCAAGCCATCGATTATGGTAAAGCGGCCGACCAACTGCAACGCGCCATTAAGTCAAACATCGACAATGGCACTCAGTTTATGTTGTTGGCCAAAGAACTTATCGAAGAATTCTTTCCCGATGGACTATCAACACAAGAATCAGTAAAAGCAACTGTCATCGGTAACGCTGGCATAATCGGAATTTAATATGGCAATTATAGCATCACAAAATCCATTTGAATGTACACCGGCTACTCCTGCCCGATTTATAGGTGAGTTTGCCTCTTTGTCTGCTTTGCAAACAGCACATCCTACTGCGCCAGGTGGCTCTTATGCTGTGGTTAATGCAGACGGTGCCGATTTAATTTACTATTACTCCTTAACCGATGAGGATTGGTTCACCCAAGAAGGAGGTCCAGGAACAACCCCAACCTTACCACAAGTACTTGCCCAAGGCGACCGCACCATCCGTTTATCCGATGGCGATGGAGAAACCATTTTGGAACTTAACGACCGAGGAAAGTTGATAGATAATGGTAATGCAGATTATTTATACCTAACAAAAGATTTGTTTCCTGATGATACAGTCTTAAAAATTTACAACTATAGTGAAACTGAATTGTTTGGTATATTGAATGAGGAATATGGCACTATAATCCAAATTAACGATTCAATAATTGATGAATATACAGGAATAACGCTAAAGCCTGGTATTGCTATTTTGAAAAAAATGTATGGTTCAGAATATGAGGCTGAAGCGTGGATTTTATCTTATGAAGCACTAGATCTTTCAAAAGAAGTTTTTGGCTTAGGTAGCGTTGATAATACTGCTGATTTATCCAAACCTGTATCAACAGCACAAGCGGCTGCTATTGCATCGGCTTTATCAACAGCACAAAGTTATACCGACAATATCAAATTAAAAAGACCGGCGCGTGTTGCCATAGATACAAACGTTTCTTTAAGTGGTGATTTAACAGTTGGTTCAATTGTATTAGTTACCGGTGATGTTGTATTGTGTTTATCACAAACAGATGCCAAGCAAAATGGACTTTGGGTGGTTAACCAATTAGGGCCATGGGTTAGAACTCAAGACTTCCGTACCGGTTTAGATGTTTCATTTTGTTGGATTCCGGTATTGGCCGGAAATTATGGTGCAAGATTCTTTTCAACAGGTGCTAATAGAATTGTTGGAACTGATAATATTAGTTTACAAGATCAAACCTTTTTGGCTTTACTTACAGGAATTTCCTTTAGTACCGGAACTGATATTGTTGCTGCCGATACAGTTATACAAGCCCTTGGTAAGCTTCAAAAGCAGTTAACCGATGTTCGTGCTGCTAAGTTGGATAAGCCATCTTGGATGTCGCAATCTACACCGAGAACGCTCGATAATACTACTGCATTGCAAAAGATTTTTAATGTGGGTAGTTCCGGCAATGGTTCTATGCCGGTTGTGGCCGGAAAAAGGTACAAGCTTTTAGGGTGGGTAAATCTTTCCGCATTGCCAGCTGTATCTAAAAATATTTCTTTTGGAATTTTAGGAACTGCAACTGCATCATTTTTAAGTGGTGAAGCATTAGGTTTAGTTTCTTCTGCTCTATCAACTCCGCAACTACAAGGTTTAAGTTCGCTTTCGGTAACTCAAATTGCATCAAATTCAGCTGCAACAGCCGGAAGAATGTTTATCAACCTTGATTTTATATGTAATGGTTCTGGAAACATTACTCCTTCATTAGCAATTTCATCTGCCGCTTCCGGTATGACCGTTGATAGCGCTTACTTCGAAAGATTTGAAATTGGAGATTCATCAGCAACCGCATCATCAGATATTATTTAACCATGGCAGACAAACTATACATCCTATTCGACCAATCCGGTAAAGTAACCGGTCAAAACTATTTTGCCGAAGGTGAGCAACCGGAACTATCAACTGATATACTACCGACAATCAGCTCCGAAAATTTGTATTTCAACTCGGAAACCGGCACGTATTACGATGGCACTACCGAAGAAGAATTAGGTAACCGCCTTGCGCTTCACGTTCTTTATCCTGAGTTGGTAAATATGCCATACAAGCTAATCCAATTGGATAACCTGGAAGGCATCAAGCGCGATTCAACTTTAGCCGACAAAGGTTTGAAAGGCGAAAAGAAATACAAAAAAGAAGGGCAACTCGTTTGGAGTTCCGAAAAAAAATACTGGTTTCAGCCAGACGGTTATCCCGAGGGATTCCGCCGTATTATAAAGCTATACAACATGAACGGTACCGTGGCCGACAGTTGGGAAATTTTCTTCCAGCTTTCTGATGATGATAAAGAGTTTTTCAAAAAACAGCAACGTGAATTGATTTTCGAGTATTTCAAAAGCCAACAGCCGGAACAGTTCGCTTTTTTGTACGGATATTTTAAAGAAGAAATTGATCGGTATGTAATGCGTGGTGGGACTGAATTATCTAATACTTTAATCAATGCCGCCGATAATTATCCGTTGCAATTAGTTCGTGATGCTTTGTCGATGCAAGTACCAACCTTATCAGGTGGGTTTACAACAGTTTTACAAGGAATTTTAGCAGAATTGGTGTAATGAGAAAGAATAAGTGGTATAAAGACTTTTCGCCGGAGGAACTCAAGCAAGCCTATGAGTCCATGCACGCCGAAATGAACGGATTGGATTTCAAACATCCAATTCGAACACTCTTTATGCACGCTTGGGAAGATTTCAAAGCGGGAAAGTTCAGCTATGACGGTCCGACTTTCGTTCGTTCGCGTTTTAAATCACGTTGGGAGCTCGCGAGTTTCATTCACGATTGGCGAAACTCTATGGGCAACGTTGGCAGTCAAGTAGATAATGAAATGTTTTCAGTAATGATTGCCTTGAATTACCCGATTAAATTAATCATTGAGCGTTGGATGTTCTGCCGATTGACTTTTATAAACGTATGGCGCCACATGCTGAAAGGCACATATAACAACATTGTTCACATAAGACTTTACAAACTATGAAACTACTAAACAACATCGCCCATGCAGTTCTATTACTATTCGTGTGGAACTATTTATCACACATAACCGGATTCACAACTATGCCTTACAACGTGGGCGTAATAATTGGCATTGTGGTAGTAACATTTGTAGCCGGTGGCTTTTCCGGCGGAGTTAACGAATGGATGCAAGCCCAAATTGAAAAATCCAATTTCGATAAATGGGATATACTTTGGACTTTGGCCGGAGCTTACTTAGGTGCTGCCACAGCGGTATTTTTTCCACAGTACAAATCGGAGTTTCTTTTTGATGGCTCAATAGTAGTTTACGCTATTTATTGGTTGGCCATCGCCGTTAAATTGCGAATTCAAAAAAAGGAAGTGCCTACTCCTATAAAATTGCTTTTGATAGGCTTGTCTTTGATGGTGTTGTTTGTCCTAACATCATGCGAAAAGGAAATAGTGTTTGTACCACTTGCACAGCGTGAAATTCCTTTGGATTACATGAGTGATAAAGAAGCTGAAATCATTCAACTAAACAACGGAAACCGAAAAGAACTCGGGCTTTCTCCATACAAAACAAGTTTAGACTTGTATCACTTGGCTAAGGGTAAAGCAATGCAAATGCATGATAGCGATAGTCTTTCACATTCTGATTTTGAAGAAAGATATGAAGCATCAGGAGCTTTATTTTTTGGCGAATCTGTGGCTTATGGATATCAAACCGCCGAAAGCACTTTGTCGGCTTATTACGGTTCGCCTGACCATGAACCAATGTTTGTTAGCCCGGTGTATGAATTCATTGCTTCAGCTTGCTTTGGAAATTACAACTGCACACTTGTAGCTCGATATCGGCCATACAATAACAGCCAAAACCGAATCCTTGAAATTAAAGAAATACAAACCGGAAATATTTCCATCAAAACCGCAATGCAATGAAAAAACAAAACATCAAAAAAGGTTGGAAATCAACCTTAACCGGCATCATCATTTTATTGGCATCCTTAGCTTATATGTTTGTAACGCTAATGTTTCAGCAACCCATAAACTTTTACGTGTTTATTAGTGGCTTGCTTTGCGGAATCCTATTGCTTTTTTCGCCTGATACATTGATCAATAAAATTGAATCAATCATAGGAAAATTTTTTGACAACAATAAAAACCAGGAATAAAGATGGAAGCCAATCCTACCGACATCACAGCGATGAAAGTTGATATTGAAAAACTTACACGCCATTTAACAAAACAAGAAAAACTAAATGAAGATAATTCATTGATCCTTTTAAATATTCAAACCGCTTTGCTTGGTACTGAATTCAATGATAAAAAAGGAATGGTGTATATTCTTAATGATATTGATAAGCGTGTTAAAGAAATAGAAAGAAAGCAAAATGAATATGATATTTATGTTAGTCAAGGTAAATGGGCCATTGGCATTGTAGCATCAACATTGATTGCTTTTGGCATCTATATATTGAAAAAAATTAACGGAATTTAATACCCGCTGAAAAATGAGTTACAATTTTTTAAAACGTGAACCGGCTCCCAAAATTTTGGTAGAAGCTTATAAATTACTTGGGGTTACTGAGTTATTGGGTAAAGACAATAATCCGGTTATTTTAGGATGGGCTGATGCTGTTGGTTTAAAAAGACAATACACTGCCGATGAAATTCCGTGGTGTGGTTTGTTTATGGCCTACGTTTGTCATAAAGCCGGAAAAGCTTTTCCGGTTAATCCGCTTTGGGCGCGCAATTGGGTAAACTATGGAACGCCACAAAAAACCGCTATGCTTGGCGATGTGTTGGTTTTTTCCCGAAACGGTGGCGGCCATGTTGGAATTTACGTGGGAGAAGATGATAAATGTTATCACGTACTTGGTGGCAACCAGGGTGATAAAGTTTCTATCATCCGAATCCAAAAAGTGCGCTGCATTGGTATTCGTAGAACTGCTTGGAGTGTTAAGCAGCCTGATAATGTTAGGGTGATAAAATTAAATGCTACCGGAGTAATCTCTACAAACGAAGCCTAATGAATTTCCTGGATGCTTTTATCGATGAAAAAATACGCAAGCTGTATTTGAAAATTATGGCTATTGATTATGGCAATAAAAAATACATCAATAAAACTATTGAGCACATCAACATCCGGGAAAAAATCAGAATTTTTAAAATAGTCATCAATCTAAAATCGAAGTATGAAATGGATTTTTCTGATGATCAAAAAAGGATGGATGAATTAATTGAAAAATCAAAATTATTAAAGAATGGAAAATGTATCAAAAGAAGGGAATAAGTCTTTGTTAGGTGCTATTGGATTAGCTGTTTTTTTTATTTTTCTTTGGTTTAAAAGCTGCGGTAACCAACCGGATAAAATACCGGTAAATTTACCCGAAGTAAAAGGAAAATTTGAAGCGGTTAAGCCGGAGCAAAAGCCGGTTAACCATATTGTTGATGTCAACAAAAAGGTTTTTGGACAAAATTTGTCAAAAAAGGAATTGGAGTATTGGAAAGCTGAAGCCGAAAGACTATTCAAAGAGAATCAGGAAATGGATCAGGCTTTTATGAATGCTAATGATAGCCTTCAGCAATTGCTTTACAAAAACGCTATTAGCATAAAAACATTTAATCATAAGTTTGATAACGATACTTTGTCGGCCACCGTTAAAGGTTTGGTTCGTGGTGAAATTCAAAATATAGCACTCGATTATAAAATCAAATCCCGAAAGATTGAAATACCAAATCCGAAGGAAGTAAAGTTTAGAATGCTTGGCGGTGTTGAAGTTGGAAATTTTAAAGAGTTTAACGATTTTTCTGTTAAAGCTAATGTAGGCTTTCAACTTGGTTCCGGTGCAATTTTAAATTTTAGTGCCGATAATCAGAAGCGTTTTTATATGGGTTACTCAGTTCCGATATTTACGATAAGAAGATAATATGAAACTCAAACTATCCATCCCCGAAAATTGGAACGACTGTACCGATGCACAGTTGGTAAAAATTGCTTTGCTTATGAGCTCCGGCGTGAAAGGTTTGGTTTTCGATTACAAACTATTCCGAATCCTGGTAGCCGAAAAATGGTGGCATTTGTACACCAAAGCCAAAGTATTCTTTTTGCTTTCGTATGCGCCAATGCGCGAAATAAAACCATCATTCGACTTTATTTACCAAGCCAACACGCTTACACGTTTCCCAAGCATTAAACCATTAAACGGCAACCAGTACTATTCGCCGCTTCCACAAATTTCCAATCTTACCATTGGCGAAATGGCTGTGGCCGATGACCTGCACATTAAATTTCGCAACACCGGTGATACTTCTATCCTGCCCTACTTGGCGGCCACGCTTTATGTAATGCAACAACAACCGAGACCGCCATACGACAAAAACGACTTATCATTCAAAGCGCCCGATTTCGAAAAGCTTTCACTGGGTGAACTCCTAGTCATTGAAATGGCTTTTGCCGGTTGCAAAGAATACATCGCTAAGAAATTCCCAACGGTTTTCCCTGCCAAAGCCAATGATGTGAACAAAGCTAATCAAGCACCACCAAAGAAAGCCAACTCATCCCAATTTCCTAAATTGATACTGGAGTTATCCGGTGGCAAGTTTGGAACCCACGAACAAACGAGCCGAACCAACTGCTACGTTTTCCTAGCCGAATTTGAAAACCTTTTAAAACAACCCAAAAAATGAGCAACACACGCACCATAACAAACAAGACCATCACCGCTTTTATTAAAAGCATAGCCACAGCGCACGTAGATATTAATGGCTTTCATCGCTTCAACATGCAAGAAGTGAACAATGCATTAAGTGATGACATAAAATTACCGGCTTTGTTACTAGAAGCGCCAAGCATTAATTTAAGTTCCCAAACTAATATGGTTTCCAATTTCAACACCCGAAACATTTCAATGTTGATTATGGATCACGTACAAGGCACCGACAATTTTGAAGCCGAAGAAGACGTTTTGGAAAACTGCGAAGGCATTGCCCTGGATATTAATTCCTATTTGGTAAAATGTGCCAAAGACACAAACCATTTTCTTTTTGGTAAGTTCGACATCAACACCGTTCGCATTGAAAAAGCCGGTCCGCTATTCGACAACATGTTCGGGTGGAATATTCTCTTTGATATCAAAGCCCATGAGCCAATGTGCTTTGTGCCTGAGAAATGGAATTTTTAACTGTCCTATAATTTCAATATAAAGTATCATAGCTTTGAGACTGTAGATTTTTTTCATCTTGTTATTTTTTTATTCATTAAATCCATTCTTAACCGAATGGATTTTTTGTTATTTTTGTAAGTATAACTTTAAAAGATACATTATGAAAAAATTGTTTTTACTATTGTTTTTAGTTTCAATGAGTGGATTTTCTCAGGAAAAAATAAGCATTACACCTACAGGAGTTGCTCCGGTAGTAATTGAAATGCCAAGTCAAACCGCTGCCGAACTTTATAAAAAAACCAAAGAATGGATTAATATCTACTATAAAAATCCAAAAGAAGTTCTTAAAGGCGATATCGAAAACGATTTGATTCGCATTGATGGCTTTGCTGTTGGTGGTTATAAAACGAAATCTTTAGGATTATCCACAAGCTACGATTATTCATATACTATAGAAATACAGTTTAAAGACAATAAAATTCGTTATGATTATCAAGTAGGACAATTTTGGGCTGCAGGTGCAAGATGTGTTTATGATTACACCGATTTTTTTAAAAATGATGGTACTGTTAGAAAGGTACATCAGTATTCTTATGAAACGATAAATCAAACCATCAACGACAATTACATTTCTTTTTGTGATTATTTAAGTGGAAAAACCCAAGCGCAAAAAAAAGACTGGTAAAATAAATTATCTTATTCCAAAACCACCCAATAGGGTGGTTTTTTTATGTCCTATTTTAACTGCTTTTCCTCTCCGAAATTAGCTGAAAAATAAGCATTATGTCATCAGCCATTGACCGTTACAACCAGGAAAAAAAATTAGCAGGTGTTACCACTCGTGCCTTGCGTTCCGGCTTGCGCTACGCTATTGACAGAACTACTTATAAAAAATCGGGATTGGCACTTAACCAAGCCGGTTCTCGTGCTGTTTTTAAAGACCAACGTTTGCAAAGAGTAACGCTCAAAGCACCACACTATATTTTTAAGCAACACTATGGTTTTGAAGGCAACAAAAAAAACGGCATTATGATGCGCCTTAACCCTACCGATGTATTAAACAAAGCCATTGAACAAGCCAACGTGCTCGAAAAACTAGCCGATGGTATAGCCGAAATAAGAATGGATCAAGTTACTGCACGCATAAATTTTAAGTAAGATGTCAGGAAGAAAAGAAATCCCCAGAGAGTTATCCATTTACATCAACGACCGCCAAGTGATTAACTCACTCGGTGGCGTAACGCGTGAAATTGGGAAAGTAAATTCCGAAATGCGTAACCTAAACAAGAACTCAGCCACCTACGACGAAGATTTAAAACGCTTGCAAAAAGATTTAGCGATATTAAAGGATAGACAGGCAGAGTTTAAAGAAGAAATTCAAGCTACTGCCGAAGTTTCCAACGAAGCCGCAGAAGCGGTTTCTAAAATTTTTATCGGACTTACTTCCGGCAATCTTAATATGGCCAGGGAAGGTATTGAAGGAATTCGCGGTTCGGTTTCCGGATTAACAAAATCGGCAATGGCTTTTATAGCTACGCCTATTGGTGCTGCTATTGCAGTATTATCCGGTATTGCTATAGCCGCTAAAGCTGTTTTTGATTTTAATAAAGGATTAGAAGAATCAAACAAACAGCTAAAAGCATTAGGAGTTTCAAGTAATGAAATTTCAAAAGTGCGCTCAGAAATTGAAGCTACAGCAGAAACATTCGATAAAGAGTTCAACGAAATTGCCGGTCGTGCTAATAGCTTATCGCAGTCATTTGGTATTTCAATGTCAGAAGCCAACCAAATTATTGCCGAAGGTTTAGCCAATGGCGGTGCTCAAAACAGTGAGTTTTTAGATAGTCTTGGGGAATATGATGAGTTTTTCTCTAAAGCAGGCTTTTCTGCTCAGGAGTTTATCAATATTATCAATACAGGTTTCGAACTAGGTATTTATACGGATAAACTTCCTGATGCGCTAAAAGAAGCAGATTTATCATTAAAAGAACAAACTAAAGCTAGTAGAGATGCCTTGGTTAACGCATTTGGTGCTTCTTTTACTGATGATGTTTTAAATAAAGTTAGAACCGGTGAATTAACTACTAAGCAAGCTTTACAATCTATAGCTGCTGAATCACAAAAAGCACAGCTTTCTCAACAACAACAAGCGCAACTTACAGCAGATATTTTTAAAGGTGCCGGAGAAGATGCCGGTGGTGCATTAAAAATATTTCAAGCAATTGGTCAATCTGCTTCTAAAGAAATGTCTGCCACTGCACAAGCCCAACTTGAATTGGTAGAAGCCAATGAACGATTGAATAAAGCCCAAGCAGAACTTTTTGAGATTGAAGGTTTCGGTTCTATGTGGGATGTAATAAAAGCTAAATCTACAGATGCGCTTTCCAGTATACTGGAGTGGATTATAGAGTTGAAAAACGACACTCAACCTTTAATTGATTTAGTTGGGATTTTATTTGTAGTGGCTTGGGAAAACTTAAAAGCAACCACCGAAGTAGTTTTTGACTTTATTGGTGGATTGTTTCGCGCAGCTTCCAACACAATTAAAACCTTTGTTGATTTTTTCAAAGCTATTTTTAAAGGTGATTTTGGTGGAGCACTCGAAGCTATTAAAAATGGTTTCTTTAATCTTGGTGCCATTGTTCGAAATACTTTTGGCGGTATTTACAATGTAATTGTTGGCGCTTTACAAGGAATAGTGAAAGCGGTTTCTCCTATTTTAGAAAGCCTTGGAATTGATGTAGACAAACTACAGAAAAAGTTAGAAAGCTTTAAGGTTAAAGAAGTAAAGCTTAAAAGCTCTGGCGGTGGTGATGTGGTAGAAGAAGAAAAGAAAACCACCAAAGCCACCCAGGAAGAATTGTCAAAACAACAAGCCATTCGAGATGAAGCACGTAAAAAAGAAGAAGCAGAACGCCAAAAGGCTTTAGCCAAAAAGAAAGCAGACGAAGAAAAGGCGGCTAAGGAAGCCCTTGACCGTCAAGTTGCCTTAGCTAACGCTTTGGCTAGAGTTGCCAAAGCCGAGCTTGACTATTTTATTCTTACCAACAAAGGTAAAGTAGAAACTTCAAAGGAAATTACAGCCGAAATTTTAGCCGCCGAAACCAATCGATTAAACGCTATTCAGGAGGCACAACTGGACCAACTTAATAAAGAGCGCGAAGCCAACATTGCTAAAGCCCAACGCGAAGCAAAATCGGTGGAAGAATTCAACGCCTTGCGCTTGGCTTTTGATACCGAGTACGACAATAAGCGACTTGAAATGGAATCGGCTACTTTGGATGCTATTTCGGCTTTGAAGCGCACCAAAGAAGAGCAAGAAAAACAACTTCGCATGGAGCAGTTGGCTTATGATAATGAATTAGCATTATTAGAAGCTCAGTCTACAGAAGAAGCCGCCACTATAAAACGCCAACAGCAATACGATAAAGAAGCTGCTGAATACTTTGATGCTTTATCCAAAAAGAAAATCACTTATGAGGAGTATTTAAAATTTATAAATGCCCTTGATAAGAAAAAAGCCGAAGATGAAAGATTAGCAAAAATTCAAGATGCTGCCAACACTTTAAATGAACTCGGAAAGTTAGCAGATGCCACAGTAGCTATTTTTGGGCAAAACAAAGCGGCGGCTTCGGCTACTGCATTAATCAATGGAGGTTTGGCAATTACCGAGATTTTAAAAACACCATCAACATTGCCGGAACCATTTGCTTCTATTTCGCGCGGCATTCAAATCACCGCTGCCGGTATTTCAACTGCTAAAGCTATATCGCAAATTAACTCAGCCAAACCACCAAAGCGTGCTAAGTTCTTTTTTGGTGGTCCAACCGGTAACACTGCAGCGTTTGGCAATGATGAATTTGGCAAAATGACCGGTGTAGTTCACGAAAACGAATGGGTAGCACCACAAGCCATGACACAATCACCACGTTATGCTCCGATACTTTCCTATTTAGAAAGCGAACGCCAAAAAATTTACGGTAATAAGTTTGCCGATGGTGGAGAAGCTTCTCCCGGAACTTTAATTCCAGGAGCAACGATGCAAACTAATGATCCTTTGCTTTCAGCCATCAACCGCTTGAACGCTAATTTAGAATCGGGCATAAAAGCCACGGCGCTTATCGGTTACCAAGATGCCGAAGATATTAAAACCCTTACCGAAGAAACCAGTCAGTCTAACCAAAACGGAACCTTGAACCAATGATAACAATTAACGCAGCACCATCGGCAAATAAAATTATTTTAGATGGAAATGATACCATTATTTCTGTGACTTCCTCTAATGGGGTTGGACACTATTTTCGTGCGGAAATAAGTATTGATGATGAGCTTTTTGACACTCAGTCCTGGAGCCGTTTTGATAACTATAGTGCTAACAAAAATTTAAAAGCCTTATACAAAGATTACTTTGAAACGGTTTTCAATCAAACTTTTACTCCGGGCGTTACAGAGCAAACCCATCTTAAAAAGAAAGTGTCAATCACTATCAAAGAATTTCTAATGTCGGATGATACAGAAGTAGCATTGGTTACACTTGCAGACTTTTATGTGATGTATAACGCCAAACCGGCTTCATTTTCTGATTCGGTTAAAGCAGCTTTTTTAGGACTAGATGCTCCTAAAATGTTGGTGCCTGTAAACGGAAAGATAAGCGTTCCGGTTTATACCAACACTGCTTCGCAAACGGTTGTGTTTACTTTAAAAGACAATTTCAACAATACTGTACACACACACACGGTAAGCAGTGGTACAGCCAAAAAAATATTTTTGTACAACTTTGATTTGAGCAATCATACTTTTGCCGAACTAACTACTCATTTTATTTTGTCTGTTACGGTAGGTTCTACTACAATAACACAGGCTTATCGCTATTTAAAACACCCTGATTTCACGGTTAAGGAAATCGCTTTCTTAAACAATTTCGGTTATTTTGTTTACGCCTACCTAGACGGACAATTAAGTGTTGACAAAGGACTCAATGTAGAAAGCTTTGAACAAGAAGGTGGCATTGAAAAAGTTTTCGAAATTAACGAAGAAGACACTTACACCATTAACACCGGTTCGCTTTTAGCTTCTGAAAAAGCAATCATTACCCAAATTGCTACTTCTTTACAAACAAAGCTTTTTTATAACAACGCCTGGTTGGAATTAGTTACCAATATTAAAAAAGTAAAAACCTACCAAGACCGCTTGAATAACTATTCAGAAAGCTTGTTGTTTAAACTAAATTCCAACAAAAGTGTTGCCAATAATTTTTATGAAGAAATTGAAGATCCTGTTATAAATTTTAATGATTTAGAATCAACGGATGCTCGAAACTTTACGTTTTACTTTGACTTGAATTTTCCGCTTTACAATTTAGTAGTACAAGGCAAAGTTGGCGATGATTGGTTGGATGCAGAAAACCTTCCAACAACAAGTCCGGCTACAATTTATGTTCCTTTTTATTGCAGAATATTTAGGCTTAAATCTATTTACAACGGAGTTAGTGTATATTCTAATGAAATCAATAATCCTTTTGCATCATGGGAATCATCAGAATAGTAAAAGACGGCATCGAGTTGTCTTATGTTAAGGAAACACTTAGCATTAGAAAAGAAAACAACTCGTTAATCCGAGATTTAAAAATTTCGCACACCAACTTTCCGTTTCTATTGCCTGAAAACAAAAACTTAAAACTGGCTTTAGGTCCGCGCGACATTACATCTTTGAATAAAACCAAAACCGTTACTGTGCAAGTTTATGAAAACGATGTGCTTTACAGTGGTGAGCTTCAAATTTTATCCTATTTAAAAGGATACAGAAAAGCAAATCTTAAGTTTGCTTCTCCGGTATTAAGCATCATGAATAAAAAAATTTCCGACTTTATGCCAAAAATTTCTGTTACAGGAGCCACCACCGGAATTCCTGATTATGTAACAGAAAGCGATACAGTATTTACCGGCGATGCATCATGGCCAACTTATGTTGCCGGACACATCAACCAAGGGTTTCCTGCAGTTAAATGGAATTTCCCAACCATGTTGTGGAGAAATAAATTTGGCGAAAACTTAGAATCCGATGATGCCTGGATAAACTACAAGCAAAAGGTGAACCTTTTTATAGAAGATGTTTTTCAATTAAATACTTATGAGTATGTAACACCAGGGGAAATTGAAGTAGTCAATCAAAACGTGCCAATGCCACAAGTTTATTTGCTTTCTCCTTTGTTTTATGCATTGCAGAGTTTGGGTTTTGAATACTCGGGCAATTTTGTGACCAATGCTTTTATAAAAAAAATCATGTTACTGTCTTTTAAAGACAACTTGACTAAAGTGCTTTTAAAAACCACTAATACAGATATTATTTGGGATGGAGCTTGGAGTACTTTTTTAATTGGCGTAATTCCATTTAATAGAAAAAGAGAAATAAGAGACATCACAGAAAGTGGTACTTATTCAATATCAATCAACTTCACGTTGGCAGCAGTAAGCACTATTTATCCGGCTTCTTTTTACACTAGGGTTGTGGTAAGAAGATACCAAAATATCATTGGATGGGTGGAAACTGACAACGAGGTTGTGTTTAGAAGAAAAAACCAAACGTCCGGCGAAGTTATTGAAGGCGAATTCACGATGGATTTTATTGCCGGTGATCGTATTTATTTCGACTTTGATTGCGTTCAAGAAGTAATGCCACTTTCTTATACTATTGGTTATAGAATAGGTAATGGTGACAAAGATTTTTATCAAATGCACCCAACGATTGATTTGGGAAGATATTTGCCTAATTGGACAGTTGCAACCTATTTAAACAACATTAAAAACTGGTTTAACTTAAAGTTTGATATTGATGATTTAAGTAAAAAAGTAAGTTTAAATTTCAATGAAGATTGGCTTAAAAATCAGCAACCACAAGTATTAAGAAAATCAATGGCAATAAAATCTTATGATCCAAAGCCAATTGATTCTGTTCTTTTAAAATTTGAAAACGATGAAGATACAGCTATTTGGATAGATGACTCCGGAGCTGATATTTTCACCAATCAAGAAAGTTTCAATAATGAAGTTTATGACTGTAAATTTAAGTTTGTGCCAAATGAGAACTCAACAGCATTACTTTCTGAAGCTTTAGAAGACAAATCGGGAGTTGGTTTAATGATTTATGATGAACAAGCTGCTCCTTTAATTTCTGAATCTTATAATGGAAAAACTTTAAAAATTGAAGGTGCCGGCGGTATCTACGAAAGCTACTGGAAGTTATTCATTAGATTTCGTTTAAACGCTTCCGTTATTGAAATGGAAGGCGCATTTACCAAAACTGAAATAGGTAAGTTTATCAAAGCCGAAAGGATATACACCAATAACCAAGACTGCATAGTTTCCTTACTGGAATACAAGGAACTGAATTCCGATTATTATCGAGTAACCTTTAAAGTTGAAACCTTTAACTTATAAAAAAAAGCCAATCAGTCGATTGGCTTTTTGGTTAGTATATCATCCATACTCATAATCTCTGCATTGGTGATGCTCTCCACGATATGTACATAAATCATAGTTTCTGTTATTTTGGAATGCCCAAGTAGTTTTTGCAAGTTCACAACATTGCCACCCGACAATAAGTAGTTTGTAGCAAAAGTATGTCGCGCCACGTGAAAAGAAACTTTTTTAGTAATGCCACAAATTTTTGAGATAAACTTCAATTCGCGGTTAATGTATTCGCCGGTAAATTTGCCAAAGAAAACTACTTCAGAATCAATAAAGCTTTTTGCGGTTTTATTAAGCATTATTTTTTGAATCTTATCTGTTTTTTCTGCGGTAAAAAACAACATATCACCTACTATATTATCAGCAGTTATTTTTTGAATATCGGAAATTCGCAATCCGGTAAAGCAAGAAAAGAGGAACCGTGCCAAAATAGCTTTATGGGTTGCATTTATAAAATTGCTACCGAAGTAATCGTTTAGCTTAACTAATTCCTCTTTAGTCAAGAACACTCGGTCGCTTTTAAATTGCCGGTATTTGATGTCGCTGTATAATATAGGAGTGATTATGCCGCGTGAGTTTGCTAAATGCAAGTATTTTTTAAAGGACTTTAAAAACGATGAAACCGTGTTTTCCTGGTTGTTAAGTGATTTTTTAAAATAGGCTGTTAGCTTATCAATAAACTGCTGATCTATTTCGTAAAAGAAAACCGTTTTTTTAAATTCCTTCAATTTGTTAAGCATAGTAATTTGTTGTCGGTAAGTTCCGGGCTTTAGCTTTTGCTTTTGGTTTTCCATTTCCAGTTCCCAAAACTTACAAAAATCCAATCGAGAAGTTGGGTTATTATATTCATGGATTAATTTTTCCATTGTCAAAACCTGGTTGCCTAGTCTGTAGTTTACTTCAATACTATTAATACTGGAGAGTTCCTTTTCAATAATTAAATTATAATCGTTGTAAAAATAATCTCCTGCTTTAACGCGCTGCTTTTTCTTATCGAAGTTTTCAGGTTTTACCGAAATATTCAAAGGAAAGCGTTTTCGCTTTCCAGCCAAGAAAATTTGTAAAAACAAAGCACAGGTTCCATCGGCGCGAACATAATCGGTTTTGATAAAAACTTTCGCAGTTAACTTCCCACTAAAATTCATTGGGTAGTTTGTTGGGAAGTTTTGGTGTAAAAATGTGGATAATGACATAGTATGTAAATTTTACGGTTAGCCCTAAAACACTTGAGGCGCAAGGCTTTCCGTTAAATTGGAAAGACTTGCGCCTTAGTAGTAGTGACCTCGACTGTATTACAACATCATTCATTTGCTCCTTTGTTTTTAAGGCTATCAAAATCCTTGGGTAGTTTATGGGTAGTGATATCGTTTTCAATGATTTCTTCTAAGCGCATAATTAACTCTGAACTGCTATCGCTGATCTCAATTTGCAAAACAAATTCTTCTGTTTTTTTTTCAGATTTGTTATTTTTTTTCATCATTGACTATTTCTAATACCTTTTTTCTGATACTTTTTTTGTCTAAATACACTAAAAAAGTGTTTTCAACAGGATCTTTACTGTACTCGGAACCGCTTTCTTGTAAGCTTTTAAGATTATCGTCTATATCATAAATGATTATTTCCTGCTTTCCTTTGCCATAAAGCAGCCAATTCACATTCAAATCGGGGAAAATATCAACTAGCTTATTTAGAATATTAATACCCAATTCTCTTTTATCCCTACAAATAGGGTGAATAGAGTTATACAACAAATTATTTTTTTCGCAAAACTCTTTGATTTTAATTCCTTGTTTTTCAATTAAATAGGTTAATCTCTTTCCGGTTGTATTCATTTTTTTTATAAAAAAGTAATCATAAATGATATTTTATATCTTTTTTGATTATATTTGTACTTGTAAAACGGCAATTATTACTCGCAAATTTAAGCCAAATTTATAAAACATCAATAGCAGATTTCTATGATAACCTCTAAAGACAAACAAAAACTTAAGCACATTCCTTATCGAAATGCAAAATTGATACAAGAAATTTTGAAAGAACTTGGAAAGCGAGTTTACTCTCCAAAAACCATTGCAAATGTATTTCGTGGCGAACATGAAAACCTTGATATAGAAGAAGCTTTCTACATTTTAAACAAACGCATTGCGCTTAGAAAAAAGAAAATAAAAAAACCCGAAGCTGTAACTCCGGGTTCTATTTGATTATTAACCTTTAAAAGATTAACGTTATGTTCAGCAAATCTACAACAAATGTTGCAAATAAGCAACAGCTCATTCACCGGCTTCCTGCCGGAATGATGCAAGGTGATAAAAGCACCGAAATTTTTGGTTGTCGGGAAACTCAAAAAGTTTATGCTTTATCTGATGGCAAATCCATTCCTTTCGAAGAATTAAATCCGGCATTAAGAGCACAAATCTTTGAAAAACTTCTTGATGACTCTAAAGCCTTGGAAGATTTAAAACACCTTTCACAAACGGAAGCCATTTCTAAATACGCTTTTTGTGTTTATGGTGCCGCCGATTCCAATGCTGATTTTTGCGCTAATGGCAAACTTAAAGAAGCGGATAATTTTATCTGCTCTAAGAATTGTCAATGCTTAAAATGGCAATCTAAAAACATCATTATTAATGGCAATCGATTAACTATTCGTGAAATCGAAATCATTCAACTGTTGGCTACCGATAAATCAGATAAGATGATTGCTGATGAATTAGGCATCTCTACTTCTACCCTAGACACACACAAAAATCATCTTTTTGAAAAAGCCGGTGTGTTTTCTAAAAACGGATTGATAATGTTGGCTGCCTCCGAAAAAATTGTACAGTAATGAGATTTTTAAAGCTATCACCGGATCAAGAACTTAAGCTTTTATGGATAATAGTAAAGTTCTGTGTCATCTCAATCATCATTTTATTCATTTTAATTTTTACACTAACAAACACAACACCATGGGAACTATAAAACTAAGTTATACAGCATCAGAAGCATTGGCTATGATGAAAGAACAATTTCCAAATGATTATCAAGACAGAATTAACGTTGGAAAAAGACTTATTCCAAGGTTGAAAAAAATATACAAAAAAGAAACCTATCAAGAAGCCTATCAACGTTACATCAACTCCGGCTGCAGAGGTGAAAGTGCTATTATGATGTTGAGCGCTCTGCAGCAGTTGATTGATGAAGAAAAAGAAAACTTCAATAACTCGGTTCCCGGGATTATACTGCAACAAAATCAAATTCTAGCCCAACAGGAAGCGCTCGAAGCTGATAAAAACATCCTTGAACTTGACCGCCGTGCTCTCAGGCAATTCTACCGACAAAAAATGGATGCCCTTAACGAGCAGCTTACACAACTATGTAACACCATCGAAGTTGTTGACGCCGTTATTGTCAGCCAACCCAACTTGTTCAGTGCCTATCCAAGTGGTCAATAACATGACTGTAGCACAATATTATAAATTATTAACCCACCAACCGGACTGCAAACTGTAAAGCTAACAAGCATACTAAAATTGGAACCACACATCCAGTTGGTTTAATCAAAACAACAAAATGAAAAAAGTACCTCTTTACACGCTCGCTCCCGATGATGTTTGCATCATTCAAAACATAAAAATGAAAGTTACCGCTACCAAAACGGTAAAAGAAGAAGGCAATAATTCCTTTCAGCAAATTTATTGCAAAGCATTGGTTGGTAATCAAATGCTTCACGCACCTGCAGGTTTAATGGTTACTAAAGTTGAGTAGTTATGAAAACATATAATATAGTTACAAAGCCAGCTATAAAAACAGTTGTAAAAAAAATAAATATTCCAAGTCAAAAATTAGAAGTTGATTTAAAAGAATATTGCGGTATTAAAATTTTTGAATTAAGAACATCATTAAAATTAGATCAAATTTCATTTGCTAAAAATATAGCTATTACGAGATCTAATCTTTGTAGAATTGAATCAGGCAAACAGAGAATGTCATTAGATATTCTTCAAAGAATATGTGAAAGTTTTAATTTGAAATCATCTGATATACTTCCTTTTTAACCCATGATTAAAGAAACCTCAATCGATGATGTTCGCAATGCTGATGCGGTTCAAGTCATAAGTCATTTTCTGCCCGATTTGAAACGTGCCGGCGCTGTTTACCAATGCAAGTCACCTTTTACTAATGAAAAAAGCGCAAGCTTCACTGTTTTTCCTCGCACCAACACTTTCAAGTGTTTTAGTGGTGGTTCCGGTGGTGATGCGATTAAGTTTGTGCAGCTTTACAAACGCGTTTCTTTTACCGAAGCCGTTGAGACCATTGCATCCATTTGCAATATTGTACTGCAGCACGAAGAAGTAAGCGAAGATGTAAAGCGAAAGCAAGACTATAAGCAAGAACTGTTTGACTTAATGTCGTTGGCTTCTAACAAATACGCAGGCGAATTGCTTAAGTTGGATGATGCGCACTGGGTGAAGCAAATGATTGCCGAGCGACAAATTAACCAAGAAACCATTGCCGCTTTTGGCATTGGTTACGCTCCGGCAGATTTTAAGTTCCTAACCAATCCAATTATTGAAAGCGCTAAACTAGAACTCGGAACCACCACCGGATTGGTTACAACCAAAGAAGGCAAAAGCTATGACTTCTTTCGCGACAAACTGATTTTTCCTATTCACGATGCCAAAGGGAATGTGGTTGGTTTTGGTGGCCGCCGTTCCAACGAAGCCGATGGTCCTAAGTACATCAACAGCAAAGACAGTGATGTTTATAAAAAGTCCTCTTTGCTTTATGGTTTATACCAAGGCAAAGCCGAGATTGCCAAAGCGCGTACCGCTATCCTTGTGGAAGGTTATACTGATGTGACTGCCATGCACCAAAACGGATGCGAAATTGCCGTGGCTAATTGTGGTACTGCTGCCATGTCACCAGTGCAATGTGGTTTGCTGAGCCGAATTGCCAATCACATTATCATTTGCCGTGATAACGATGGCAGTGAGCTTTCAGAAAGCGGTCAGTTTCAAAAAGGGATTGGCGCTATGATGAAGGACATCAATATTTTATTGGCTGCCAATTTCAAGGTATCGGTGATGATTTTACCTGAAGGAGAAGATCCGGACAGCTTTAGTTGTAAAACCGAAAATGCCAAAGATTACTTCTTAAACAAAGACAACCACGAAGATGCTGTCATTTGGAAAACCATGAAGTTAAAAAACCGTGCCGCCAATGATCCTGATGCGATATCAGAAATGGTGACCGAAGTAGCCGAAATGCTTTTCCAAATTAAAGATGATGTAAAGCGTGGGCATTACCTTGAAATAGTTCGCAAACTTATCAAACAACCGGCTAAGGTTTTAAAAGACAAAA